GTTCCTCGTCAGAAATAGGATTGCTATCCGTGTTATCATTATCTGGTGCTGGACTTACAGGTTCTTGATCGTCAGTTGGCTCTGGTTCAGGAGTTGGCTCTGGATCTGTATCCGTTGTCTGAGGTGAAGGCTCTGGTGTTGGTTCTTCAGAAGGCTCAGGCTCAGGGCTTGGATCTTCGGTCTCCTCATCTGTGGTATCGGAACTTGGAGAAGGACTGGGAGTGTCTGGTTCAGTTTGTTCTTCTTCATCAGGGAATCTTGGATCCTCTGGTGTAACTATTTCTGGCTCAACTTCTACATCTGGTTCTGGTAATTCTGGCTCTTCTGTTGGTTCATTTGTAGGCTCTGGTGTTGGTTCTGGTGTAGGTTCTTCAACATTGTCACCATTGATATTTGCGATAAGGTAATTAAGATTAGCAATGTCATTTGCTAAAGTTACTGCTTCTACTACTGCTGCCTGTTGCTCTTCTGGTGTAACAGGTTCTTCTGTTGGAGATGCCGTTGGGTCTGGTACTGGTTCTGGTGCTAATGTTGGAGTTGGCTCTCCAGCCTGTATTTGTGTAGCACCCCATGCCTCAAGAGAAACAATTTCTCCACTATGTAATCTAACACCAGTTCTAAGGTTAGGATATTCTGGTCCTTGATAACTATATGCTACAGATATTCCGCCAGTATTTGTAATTGCAACAATAATATTAATATTACTTGGAGTTGGAGCATTCCATTGTCCAAAAGGAATAACTTCAAGATCTAATTGAAATCCACCTTCAGAATAAGATATATTCAATGTATCTGGTGCGTTATACCAACCTGAAACCCAGTCCATAGAGTATAAAGAAATAGATGGGGTATTTGGATAAGTCCAATATGTATTATCTGGATTACCAAATGTAATTACTGAATTAGTAGTTGCATAAACATTAGAATATTGAACACCATCAAATGTAATTGTTGTTGCTATTGGTATTTGATAAGAAGTGTCATCTCCACCGCATGTATCCATTGTATGTACTGTTGGAGTTGCATCACCTTCGTATGCTGCTGCAATTGCTTGTGATTGGACATAGTTTACACAAGTAGCATATGCATTGTTTGGAAATCCAAACATTGCTGAAAATACAATTCCCACCACTGCAATTATGCGTAGGAATTTATTTATTTTATGCTCCTATTTAATTATATAGATAATCATATTATATCATTAAAAAAGAAAAAGGCGCAGATTGCTCTGCGCCCTAATCTTTAATTTGTTAATTACTTAACAAGTGTGACCTTTGCTTTTGGATTCTTTGCATTCCACTTCTTTGCAAGTGAATTGAAAGCAGCCTTCATGTCAGCAATTGCTTTAGCATTTTCTGCCTTGACTGCATCTAGTTCTGCCTTAGCAGCAGCCTGTGCATCTGAAAGAGCCTTATCTGCAGCAACCTTAGCAGTTACAGCATTAGCCTTTAGAGTTACAACTTCTGCCTTTAGAGCAAGAATTTCTGCATCTGAAGCAGCCTTTGCATCAGCAAGTGCCTTAGCGCCAGCAGCTTTTTCTGCAGCAAGTGCAGCATCGGCAGCAGCCTTAGCGGTTGCAGCAGCAGCAGTAGCAGCAGCCTTTTCTGCAGCAAGTGCAGCGTTAGCAGCAGCAAGTGCGCCAGCAAGATCTGAAACAGTTACGATAGCAGTCTGTGATGTAACTGCAGTTGCAAGGGTTGGAACTGCAGTAGGCGCTGTAATAGAAGCACCAACAGCAACAGTTCCAGCAGTTGCAGGAAGTGTTAGATCGGCAGAATACTTACCTGTTACAAGAGCATCGGCGGTAACTGAACCAGCAGTTACTCCACCAAGTGCCGTAACAGTAATTGTTTCACCACTCTTTGGATTTCCAAAAATATCTGATACTTCAAAAGTAGCAGTTACCTTTGATGCAATTCCACCATTGGCAGGAACTGTCATCTTAAGATTGTAGGCAGGACCTACGGCTCCCTTAAGATATACGGTTGTTGCTGCTCCAGTTACGGATGCAGTAAGAGCAGATGCAGATGTGCTAGTTGTAAATACATAAACTGTAGCAGTTGTGCTTGCTGGCGTTACTGTAAGACTTGTAACTCCAGATGCTGATGTTACTGTAGCACCAAGAGCGCTTACAATTTTAGCATTTCCAGTTGTAGTAAATGTTACTGGTGTTCCAGCAACTACTGTAGCAACAACAGTTAGTGCCTCTTCGGAACCAACAGTTGAAGTATCAGAAACAACATTATCAAACGGAACCTTAATTACATAAGGCGCTGCAGCAGTACCAGAACCAGAGTTAGCAGTTGTTACTGCTAGAGATACTGTGTTGGCACTTGCAGGTGTTGCAACAATTGTGCCCAAAGTCATGGCTGCAACCAGACCAAGAGCGATCTTCTTAAATGAATTCATTTTTCTCCTCGTATAATTCATTGTATTTTATATTAGTTTGTATTGATTAAGGTAATCCTCAACATCGTCGGGAATTTCCTTAGTATCTAATTCTACCATAGCCCTTTGCTTTTCTGCAAGTCGGCTAGCAGAACTCCAAGTATGAACTTCAATTTCAAGATTAGAATCCCTACTTGTATGAGAAATTGCCCCAAATACCGCCCCACAAACGGCATCTGCCAAGTCCTTAGATTTCTTTCTTGGGTGATCTATACGATTATTTTTCATAATCTTAAGCTCACTCATTTCATCAAGAAGTAAAGGAATATATGGCATAGCAATTCTTTCTTCATATATCATCATAGCAAGGTCTTCATAGTGTTTCTTAGCAACAGAAACTGTATCAGTTCTCATTCCTACCGCCTTTAGTTCCTGTTGAATATCAAAGGACTGCCAACGATCAAATGTAACCATACCTATATTAAAACCTTCTCTACGAAGATTCATTATCCATTTTTTAACCTCAGATAAGTCAACTGGACCTTCTACCTTCGGTTCCCACCATGCAACAGCATCAACGATAACAATGGGAGCAACCTGTTCATAGTCTTTAATTACCTGAACATTTACCCATCGCTCAACATGTGCAATTGCTACAGCACATTTATCGTGTTTTTGTGCAAGATCGGCATGAACATAATAAATTTTATCAGGGTCTGGTTTAAAAGTCAAATCAAATCTTCTATAATTATCCACAGGATTTCTGAGTGTCATACATTTTTCTAATTTATCTTTTTGTTTGAAGAATGCATCAGATGAATATGTAGGGGTACATAAAAATCTCATCATTGCATCTCCTAAATCTGTTAAAAATGCAATCTTAAAATCATCAATCTTTCTAGTAGGATTTACTTCCCATGTAGGTCTTTTTAATGCAAACATTCGTGGGTATTTATAAGATTGAATATGATCTTCTTCCCATACTATTTCAAATTCATTATCTGGTCCTTCTGGTAATTCTTCATTAATAATAAATTTATGTCGTCTTTCTATTGTTTCTTTTTCCATAATTACATCTTCGTACCGTTTTGAAATAAAATCACCGTTATAACGAGGAAATGAAAGAAGAACTACTTTACCAAGATCTGGAAAACGAGAATCTACTGTACCTCTAAAAGCTTTATATATATTATCTGCTGTTTTACCCTGCTCATTTCCTGTTCCTACCTCAGTAGCAAAGCCTGATATTTCATCAAGCACCGCCATAAATAAGTTAAGACCCTCATGAGATTCACGTTCAGAGTGTCCAGAATAAACAGTTATAGATTTATTAAAATCAATTGAATTTACTTTTGCTTCATATTTACCAGCAAACCAAGGTGACTTTTCAATTTTATTTTTAAAACCTTTAAAGAAAACATTTTTAGCTTGTTCTGCGTTAATAGCAACGTTAATAATATCTATTGCATCTCCACTTGGCTTTCCGAAATATCTGGCAGGGTCTTTAAGACAAAGTAACTTATAAACAACGTAAGCACAAGCCACAGTAGAAACAAAGTCTTTACCACTACCTTTACCGAGCTGAAGAATGATTTCGTTTTTGGTATATTTGTCATAATGCGATCCTCCTTCTGCAGTACCCATTAAGTCCTGCAAATCTTCCTTCCTATAAATTTGACTCATTGCTTCAACAATGTCATATTGAATTTTTGACAGCGGTGGCTGTGCAAGATATTCTGGAGACTCAACAAATGTTTTTACATCTACTGGTGTCTCTTCAAAATGATTATCTTTAAGTACCTCAAGAAAATCATTGAACATTGTGGACAACTGTTATAACCTCTCCCTCTTTAGCAATAGCAGATAGCCTTTGCATAATTAAGTCACGCACTTCTGGATGCTCTGATGCAATATCACGAAGAATGCCAACAAGAACTTCTTGTCTACGTTCAATTTCAACCATCTCTTCTGCAAGTTCTTTATTCTCTAACAAACCTGCTTTTTGTAGCATATCAATACGACGTGCCTCAATATCCATAACAAGTTTAATTGCTGCAGTCTTGGCACTTAAATTAGCAGTAGTGCTAGCATCATCAATAACTTCATATGCCTGCTGAATTAGTTTAGTATAGTGTGCATCTGCACCAACAAGTGCATCTTTTGCACGTGCACGAATAGCATCGTTAGCAGATGCCATAGCCTTCCACTCATTAAGATGTGCAACAACACGAGTACGAGGAAGGTCTAGAGTTTTAGAAATTCTCGTAGGGTCATTACCCTTAAGATATTCTTCAACTACCTTGTTTACCTCATCAAGGTGTTTTACGATTTCTATTTCTGCGTTTGTCATATTTGCCTTCTAGTCTATTGATTTCATCTTGAATATAAAAGATAGCCTTTTTCAAATCTTCAATATGCTTAGATTCATCTTTAATACCAGCCCTCCAGAGATACTTTATTGCGTTACCAATATTAAAGTTTCTGTGTCTAGTAATTTCAATTGCCTCTACTCCACTTGGATCTGTAGTGTAGTGGTATGGATGGTTAACTTGGTCAACCTTGATAATAAATTTTTCTTTATCACTCATCGTTTTGATTTCCTTAGTCCAAATTTAGCAAGGTAAACATAGATTGTTTCTACGCTTGCCCCACATTCTTTGGCAATATCTTGTGGAGACTTTTTATCCATAACATATCTTTTACGAAGCCAAGTCTCGTTTGTATATAGTTTACCAGTCATATCTAGTCCTTGTCAAATTTCACAGCCTTTTCCCAGTTATTTATAGCCCAATGCCCAATACCTGCTGCATCTGCCACATCATAATCATCAATCTTTTTATCATATGCTATCTCTAATAGCTTTATTGTTCTTTTCTTTCTAAAATCACGTTCATATGATTTATACCAAGATAAAGACTTACCAGGATTTACTGCCCTTACCTGTAGTTGTTCTTCTTTACTTAGTTTCTTATTACCTAAATAACTTTGCCATGTTATTGGCGATACCCTACCAATTAAAGATATGCCAGATAATCCAGCACCTCCAAGAATCGCACCTTGAACCAAAGCAAGGTCTGCTGCAGTTTTCGGGGAATTCATAAAAACAGTATGCTCAATAACAATAGTCTTAATCATATTATAATGATCAAATAATGCTTTAGTTTTAGCAGTAGCATCTATTACTTTTTCATATATATTATTACCCTCAAAGTTTATTTTTCCATATCCTGTCAAAGTTTTATGGGTATAAAAAGCAAATGCAAGACTATTAGTGCTAGCATCAATAGCACAAATATGTGTTGGTTGATTAATCTTGATCATAATCAAAATATCCTTTAATTTCTTTTAACATTTTATCTACTGCCTTTTTGCTAATATTACAGTTTGAACAAAATCCAGAATCGTTATAAATTGAAAGCTGTTGTCCACATCCACCCAAACATTTACGAGATTTGCCTATTCTCTTCTGACGACGAGTTAATTGATATCTTTCTGCTATTTTTTCTCTAGTTGAGATATCTCTACACTCTTCGCTACAGTAAATTTGATAACTTACTTTGGGTTTAAATTTTGTGTCACATCTTTCACACGACTTCACTCAATCCCTCCATAGATTTTATTTTTATTAATCCTGGTTCAGCTTTGTCACAGGCTGCCTTTACTGGGCACTCTTTACAAATTTTTGAGTTAGATCTATAGTTTTTTTGTGGAAGATTTCTATCTTTCCAAGCTTTGTAGACTTCACGCATCCAGTCAAAAGTATTATTTACCCAAGTTATATAAGTTTCATTTACCTCTATTGGAAAAACTAATAGTTCGTGATTATTTTTATTTTCATAAATAAGTGCACCTTTTTGTTTTCCTAGCACTCGCATATAAATAATCAACTGCATCAGATGATATTTTGCTGGCTCCCCTCTGAGTTTATGTCGCTCAAAAGCCTCATCCTTCATTGTTTTTATTTCACCAACAACCTCTTCGTCTCCCAGAAGAAGCATTGCATCTCCCCAACCAGAAATTGGCGGATCATTACATTCTATCTTAAACTCTGTAGTATCTTTCTCTTCTTTATATTTATCAAAATGCTTTTGGTCTAGAAACTTTTTTGCTACCCCTGAATCCATCATTGCATCTTGAATTCTGTCATGAGACATTGTTCCAGCAGTCATATTAGCAATATCATATGGATCATTGTAACTCTCAAATATGTTTCCCTCAAATGCTAAGTACCAGTATCTTGGGCATTCGCCATGTCCATAAACAAGTCCAGACGGAGCGAAAGTTTTCTTTTTAGTAAACTTTGGTACTTGCTTTGCAATATACCCACTATTAATCTTTTCTATAAGAGCAGCAGAGTCAAGTATATGATTTTTATCGTCAGACTTTTTCATCATTTGCTTTATCAAATTTTTAGTCATTATAATCCTTTTTATCTATTATATCATTTAACGAATTATGTACTTAAGAGCAGAGACTAAATTATTGATTGCTTCTGCTGCGGTATAGTATATATTTTTCTTGCTTCTGTCTGACTTATCCACATTAGTCAACCATGTTGCCTTTAATGACATTTTTGCTGCAATAGCCTGTAGCCTTACTATTTCTACAGTTGCTACATTGAGCGGTATATCTGGTTTGATAATAACTTTAGCAATAAATGTAAGAGCAGTAGTTAACTCTTCATCTTTCATATAATCTGCTATTTCTGATAGTCCATTTACCATATCAAGCGTTGTTTGTTGTGGCTGTGCCTGTTCCGCCATTTTGTGCCTCCCATGTTAATTGATCTAATAAGTCAAATTCTATAATTGCAAGACGAGTTTTTTTGTTACCCTCTCCTAGTATTACTACTATGGCTGGAGATTTATCTGTACCCGCTTTAATAGCATCTGTAGCTGCTTTAGCCCAAACATCTTGGTTTAGGGTAAAAGACTTTGAGGACTCTTTAAAGTCAACAACAAAATCCCTCCATGTCGCATCTCCCTTTTTAGTATTGCGACCAGAGTTCTTGTGCTGTTTAGCACCTATCCTTTTACTCTCTGTTCTTTCGCTCATAATCCTTCTTTGTCATTTTTATTTGTGACTTTGATAAATGCTTTTTGCTACACATCCAAGTCAGCTCTAATGATTCTTTCCATAATCTCAAAGAGTCCACTTCTTCTTTGCATGTATGACATGGAAATTTTCCAACATATACAGAAAATTTTTGATTAGACATTTGATAACTTGGTCTTAAATGATTCTTGCAAGTCCAAATCCTCTCGCACTCTGTTAATTAATCCGTCTCTTCCTTGTACCTTTGTACCATCTTCTAATTGATACCAAGCACCAGTTCTATTTATATGCCCAGCCAATTCAGCGGTATCAACAAGATCGCCAATAGTATCAACGCCAAGATTATCACCTCTAAAATAGAAATCATATTCACCACTTTGGAAGGCAGGCGAAGTTTTAGAGAATTGTAATTCCCAACGAACTTTGCGACCAATCTTTTCCTCAATAAGTTTATCTCCAACATGTATCTTCCCCTTTATCGCTTGGTTGTCTGATTCAGATGAGAATAGTTTAATTACTGTAGATGAGTAGAACTTTGTAGCCTGCCCACCTGTTGGCTGTTGACTTGTATACATTGCATTAATATTATTGCGTGATTGACTAATCAAAACAAATAATGTTGGCTTTACCTTATTATTAGCATAGTTAATCATTTTCCAAGCATTGCTAAAGTCACGAGATTCAGCGCCGATCTGCTTAGTATTTTCTAATTGCTTAAGTTCATCTGAATCTTTTTCAAAATAAATTGCAGGTAGAAGAGAAGTAATACTGTCTACTACAATAAGATCTACTCCAGCCTCCATTAAATTAATTCCAATATCAACCATCTCATTAATTGTTCTTGCTTGTGAGACAATTAATTTAGATGTATCTACCCCAAGTTTTTCTGCCCAATCTTTATCGTATGACATTTCTGCATCAATCCATGCACATACTTTTCCCTCTTTTTGTGCAATACCAATCATCTGTAAACATAAAGATGACTTAGCACTTGACTTACTTCCCCAGATAAGAACCTGCCTTCCATATGGTAGTCCACCATTTAAAGCACGGTTTAGTCCAAAGCTAGGTGTTGCTGCATATTCAGTTTTCGGTACAGCATCTCCAACCAATATACTTTTTCTTAATTTAGGATTTAATTGCGCCAATACTTCTTCAACTGTAATTGTCATTAAAAACGTACCCCATGCTTCTTTGGTCTGCCTGTATTCTTTTCCATCTTCTCTTTTATAGCATAGTCAAGAGATTTTGTCATATATCCTGCTTCAACCATTCCAGCATACAAATCAAGGGTACGAATAATAATATCTGCAAACTCATCTGACATTTGATCTGGATCCATTTCCTTACGAAGAGCTTCCATTGCCTCCACTACTTCTGAAACAATCATCATCATTTGCTTGGCTACAAAAATAGGATCTACTGTTCTATCCCAAAATCCTTTATCAACTGCATTCTTATGTATCTGTTCTGCTAATTCATCAAACATTTGTTACATCCTCCATTATCACTGTTCCATCTTTGGTTTTACCAAATTTAAATTTATATACATTGCCAGACTCTACGCTCATATATGCTTTTGGAAATGCTGTTGGAAATACTGTTACTGCATGTAATTCACGACCAGCATCCGCAAGTGTAAGAGAAGCCATCTTCTTGCCAGCCTTAGTTACTCTTGGCTTGAACGAAACAACAAACATCTCATCATCTTTATATGGCAACATCTTATAATTTAAAAACTTTACAAGAGCATCTTTAGATTCTTTTATTTCATCCACAGGGACTGCAGAAACAATCCTATTATCATTTGCAAGAATAATATAAGTACGACCACCCTCAATAGTGGTGTTTTCATCATCAAATATACCGACAGACCCAGTTTTGTCCAAAACTTCAATTCTTGACCATCCTTTTGATCTTTTAATTGATTTTACCATACCCATCAAAATGAATGCGCCTTTTTCTTCATATTCTTCAATATCATTAATATATGCATAATAATGTTGTGGAACTGTTATATTAAACTCAGGAAGGTTAAGATACTCATATAAGTTTTCCTTAACCTTCTCTGCATTGGCTGGGTTGTCTGGAAATGTAAGTGCGCCAATAGAATTCATTGCCTGTAATGCTCTAGAGTTTACTCCATTACCTTTTGTAAATGTGAACTCTTCAACTTCTGCAAAAGACTTAAAAGGTCGTGCCGATAAATATCGTTCTGCAATTTTATCAGAGATAAACTTAATTGCTGATAATCCGAAACGTATACCTTTACCCTCAATTTTAAAATCAATATCCGAATCATTAATATGAGGTAGTTTAATGCTAATCCCCATTCTTTTCGCTTCAATAAGATATTCAGTTCGTGCATCTTTATCCTTTTCATTTTTAAGAAGTGCAAACATAAACTCAATTGGATAGTGATACTTTAACCACGCCGTCCAATACGAGAGCGTAGAATAAGCAACCGCATGACTCTTGTTGAACGAATATCCCGCATGTGCTTCAAAGTCACGCCACAAATCAAGAGCATCGTTAGGAGCAATATACTTAGAAGCACCTTTAATAAATTTATCTTTGAAAACATCAAACTCTCTTGCATCCTTCTTTTTACCAATAATCTTACGGACTTTATCAGCTTCTGCCATTGTCATGCCACCAAGCTGAACACAAGCCTGCATTACCTGTTCCTGATATAGGATACACCCATATGTTTCTTCAGTGAATGGCTTTAATATTTGATGCATATAATCAATATTTTGACGACCATGTTTACGAGCAATATAGTCTTTACCAATAGTATTCATAGCTCCTGGACGAACAAGAGCATTAGAGGCAGCAAGTTCAGCAAGACTCTTTACCCCCATCTTTACCAATAGATTTGTATACGGTGTAGCTTCGCACTGAAAAACACCTTTTGTATATCCATCAGAAAGCATTTGATAAACATTTTTATCATTCATATCAATTTTTAGCAAATCTATTTTTTTGTCATATCTTTCTTCAATAATATCAAGTGTATCTTTAAGAACACTAAGAGTTTTTAAACCAAGAGCATCAATCTTAATTAAACCAATGCGTTCTGCTTCTTCCATGTCTACTGCCACAACTGGTATGCGCTCATCTGCTCCAGTTACATTACGAGTTTCCATAGGGGCATATTTAAAGATTGGCTCCTTGCTAGTTACAACACCTGCAGCATGAATACCAGTTCCACGAATACGACCACGAAGCTGTTCTCCATACATGACTACCTCTGGATATTTATCACGGAACCAAGAAGAATTTTTAGATGTACAAAAGTCATCCCACGTATCTACAGTTTTTAATACTTTATTTACATCTGGCAACGGTATGTTCAAAGCACGAGAAACATCTCGCACAACACCTTTATCTTTAAACTCTAGAAATGTAGCAATAGATGCAACATGCCTATATTGTCTAACTAGATAATCTTTTACTTCATCACGACGTGAGTCTTGAATATCTGAATCAATATCAGGGAAGTCATTACGCTCAGGATTAATGAAACGGAAGAACAAAAGACCATGTTCAATTGGATCAATATCTGTAATACCAATAGAATAACAAAGAAGAGAGCCAGCAGAAGATCCACGACCTGGACCAACCATAATTCCTTCTTTCTTTGCCCAGTTAAGCATATTGCGAACAACCAAAAAATATGGAGCAAAATTCTTTTGATTAATAATTTCTAGTTCTTCATCAAGACGATCTAGATATTCTTTGTTTGTATCAAGACCACGCTCTTTTAACCCCTCAAGAGCAAGCTTATATAACTCTTCTCCTGGCTGTCTATATTGTACTGGTAACAAGTTGAGTCCAGACTGAATATCATATTCTTCAACCTTGTCACAAATCTCAATTGTAGATGTAAACATTTCTTCATTATCAATACCATGCTTTAGCATTGCATCTTTCATTTCTTGATAGGACAAAAGATGAATATCAAATGATTGAAATGACATTTGGCGGTCTGCGCCATAAAGATAGTTAAGCCTCTCCATCATATCTTTGTGCTTCTTAGACTTATCGTATGTAACATCTTTCTGTAATTTTGCGTGGGTATTCAGGATAAGCATAAGTTCCTGAATCTCCTTTTGGCTAGTATCAGAATGATGACAATCAGGAGTAACTACTAGTTTTACCCCCATAGATTTTGCTAACTCTACTAATCCTTTATTTACCTTTTCAGAGTTATGAGGCATTACCTCAATATAATAATCATCTCCAAAGGTTTCTTTAAACCATTTAATATGTTTTTTTGCAACTGCTAGTTCATCTAGTTCTACCGCTTTTGCTACCCAGCCACTTAGGCAAGCAGAGGTTACAATAATTCCTTCTTTGTATTTTTCTAATGTTTCAAAATCAAATCTTGGCTTACTAAAAAATCCTTCGGTCCAAGCAATTTCATTAATCTTATTTAGATTTTCTAAACCCTGTTGGTTCTTAGCGAGAAGAACAATATGGTGATAATTCTGATCAAGAGGGTCAGTGCGGTCTGCCTTGGCCCTCTTGTCAGACATGTTGGTTGTCATGTAGCCTTCAATACCCAATATGGGTTTTATGCCTGCTTCTTTTGCAAGACGGTACATCTCACGGTGTCCAGACAATGTTCCGTGATCTGTTATAGCAATTCCTGGCATACCCAGTTCAACTGCTCTGTTTACATATTCTTGCGGAGTAGCCACACCATCCATTAGAGAATAATGGGTGTGGACATGAAGCCCAACGTAGTTCATTAATTACCAATCAATGTTTGTAGCAGTTGTTGATGGAGTATCAAATCCAAAGTAAAATGCCTCTTGCTCTGGATATGGAACTTCACGAACTACCTTTTCAAGATTGAAGTATTCATGACCTTCCCATTTAAATGGTTCAGTGTCAGGTGTTGATGGAATAAGTGTGTAATTAGTCTCAGTACCCTGGCCATTACGCTTTAGCTTCCACATTAAGTTTGAGATACTGCCTGTTTCAAGTGCATACTCACGAATTGTATTAAATGCAGATTGCTTGCTGATACCCTGCGACCATACTGCAATATATGGATCTTCTGTTCCATCATCTACAAGTACGTTTGTGTAGAAACGAAGACGTGCTCTCCAGCCACTCTTTGGCTCTTTACGTGCCATTTCGCAACCAAAGCAACGACCCTCAGATTCCTGAGTACATGCAGCCTTGCGCTTATAGTCTTTTGGATTTGTGTGCTCTGATACTACAACAGCAAGACCACGATCTTCGTTATAGTTTGCAGAGTCTGAGTCAAGTTCGTTTACAAAACGAA